GAGCGCAAGGACTCTTCCGAAATCTTTGATGTCATCCCTGGTGGGTATGTCGATCCGGAGATGCCGTTCTGATGGCACCCCCTAAAACCGTCTGGGTCGAAGTCAATGATGTAGCCCTTGCCTCCTGGGAGGAGGCCAAGCGCCAGAACCCCAACCTTCTCGAACGACTGGCCGACGTGGTCAGGCGGGCTCAGGCCAAAGGGCTAAGCCATTGGTCGATTGACGCCGCCCTTCACGTCTTGCGGTTTGAGACGCCTGTAACGACCGGGGGCAGTTGCTTCAAAATCAACAACAACATCTCCTCTGTTGCTTCCCGCGATCTACTGAGTTGCTACCCCCAATTTGAGGGGTTTCTAAAGACTCGGGTTCGCAGGCCACAACGGGGCTGGGTTCGAGTTCAGCACTCGTCGCTGTGATGCAGACAGCTGACCTTTCCCTGCCGATCAGGCCCATCTCCAAGGCCAGGCCCAGGTCCTACATGGGGCAGTCCCGCCCCTACACCGACAAGGTTTACAAGGAATGGCTGGGGCAGTGCCGGGCGCTGATGGGGGAGTGGTGGACCAACCCTCCCCTGGGGCACATCAACTGCCTGATCTGTCACTTCTATGGCCCTGCCAGGGGTGACCTTGATAACCGCCTTGGCTCCCTACTTGATGCAGGCAATGGCCTGATCTGGAAGGACGACAACGTCACCGTGATCGGCTCTGTTGCCATGCGCTGGACACACGCTTCGCCCAAAGAGGCATCTATCTACATGAAAATCATTTGGGGCGAAAACCCATGATCGCCTGTCCTAAATGCACCAGCACCAAAAGCAGGGTGCGGGAACTGAAATCCAAGCCTGGGTTTAATCGCCGCTACCGCATCTGCGCTGACTGCGGCCACGCCTATGTCACGCATGAGCACATCGTTGTCTACGAAGGCAAGCTCAAAGGAATGGTGACAGTCCCCGGGCCCCTGGAGGCCGGTGAGTGAATCCAAGTTCATTAGGCATGGCCCTTGCGATTGCGGCAGCTCTGACGGTTTGGCGGTCTATTCAGATCACGCGTACTGCTTTGCGTGTAACGCCTACACAAAAGGCGAAGCCCAAGCTGAAAGAGCGCCCAGACCCGACCCTGTTCGGCCAATGAACGAGGTTGATCTGATTCCTTGGGGGGATGACAACTACCGGGGCCTGCCCAAGCGCATCCTCGATCAATACGGGATCCTCCGTGTCGATGGTGGTGTGGTCTTCCAATACCGGAATGACGAGGGCAAGGTCATCGGGCAGAAGCACCGCTCCGACGAAAAAAAGATCAGCTGGACGGGCACTGCCAAGGGTGTTGCTGGCTTTGGTTCCCACCTAGCCAGCGCCTCCCACCATGAAGGCATTGCCATCTGCGAAGGGGAGTTCGACGCCCCCTCGATCACCTTTGCCACCAACGGCAAGGTCATTGGCATCTCGGTTCCCAATGGGGCCCAGAGCGCAGCCAAGTTCGTTGAGGAGAAGCTCGACTTCTTCAACCAGTTCAAGACCATCTACATCGCCACCGATATGGATGGCCCAGGGGAGGCCGCGGCCAAGGCCCTGGTGGGTTTGTTTGAAGCAGGCCAGGTTCGTCGTGTTGTCTTCCCTTGCAAGGACGCCAACGACACGATCCAGGAGATGGGCTCCATGGCTGCCCGGGAGGCAATCCAGGCAGCTAAGGAATTAAGACCCGATGGCATCAAGCCTGCATCCGCCTACCAGGGGCTGGTGCTCAAGCCACCCGATAGACGGGCCACTGATACCGCCTTCAGCTGGTGGAATCAGAAGACCCCCTTCTATGACAACCAACTGGTTGTGTTGGTGGCTGGCTCTGGGGTGGGCAAGACCACCTTTGCCCGGGCCCTGGCCCTGGGGCTAATGGAGTCCGGCCACAAGGTTGGCTGGGTTGGTCTGGAGGAGACCGCCGAGGAGGCGGTGTTCAGGTTCGTTGGTCTGGCAGCTGGCATCCAGCTTCATGCCAGACAGAACTACGCAGGACTCACTGATGACGAGTTGGTCCGTATTGCCCAGGCCGACAAGTTCGTCACCGGCTCAGGAACCCTTGAGCTGTTCGATCACTTCGGCTCCCTCGACGAGAAGGTCATCCTTCAACGGATGAACTACATGGTCAGGACACTGAAGTGTGAGTTCATCTTCCTCGACCACCTAACAATCCTTGGCTCTGGTCTGGCGCAAGACACCAGGCATTTGGACGCAATGATCACCAAGATCAGAAGCTTCATTGCTGCCACGAAATGCACAGTGATTGCCATCAATCACTTGAACCGTGGATCTAGTCAGAGCAAGAACATGGAAGACGGTGGTGTGCCCGAGCTGCATGACATCCGTGGGAGCCACAGCGTGGTGCAGCTGGCGGACACCATCTGGGCCCTGGGCCGCAAGCGTGGTGATCAGACCACTCATTCTTACTGCCTCAAAAACAGGATGCTTGGCCGATGTGGTTATGCAGGCTCATTCGTCTTCACCGAAGAAACACAACAAATGGAGCAGAAATGGATCGACCCGGCAGGGATGTTCTGAATTGGAAGCAACTCCGATCAGGACAGCCAGTTCACTTTTACTGCGCTGATGGCTGGAAGAAAGGGACCATTGCCCGCGTCTTCCCCAACAACTGTTCAGTCCTTTGGACCCAATCCTCAACACCCAAAACAACCAATGTCTACGACACCCGCAACGTCAGAGTTCAATGAAGAGCGCCAGCTTGATGTAAGCGTCGGCACTCTCAAGCGGTTGAAGATGTACGCCTACAAGCACTACAACCAGGCCATTAAAGATGGGGCCTTTTCCCTTGCGTCCTACTGGGATGGATACATCCGGGCCTGCACCCATGTCATCGAAGCGGAGAACGAGTGATGTCTGGAATGCAGCCCTTTTCCTGGGACGACAACCCCAGTGCCCGCAGTGGTCCCGGCATCAGCCGCCCACTGGACAAAGAAAGGACCAAAACCTTCACCCTCAAGGTCACCCTGGAACATTCCATGCCTATGAAGTGGACGACTAAGGCTGCCACTGCTACCAAGGCCAAGCAGTACGCCATGGCCCGCTGGCCGGGGGCCACCGTCGAGGTCATCAAATGACTCTGATCAAGGAATTGACCGAGCTGTATTGGGCCCTGGGGGAATACAGCATCGACGATGAGCGCCGCATGAAGGCCGTGGTGCGGGAGATAGCGCAGGTGATCCGCACCTGGGCCCCACCGGAATCCCGCCGCCGCATCTGCCACCTGGCCATCAATGGCGTGGCTGACCGTCTACTCACTGAATGCAATGACACCTAATGCTCTGTCCGAACTGCGGTGAACCCATCCGCCGTGGCCTCAACAAGGTCATCCAGGCCCGCAATGACACCAACGAATCCAAGATTCGCCAGCGCAGATGCCTTGCCTGCGATCACAAGTTCTGGACATGCGAGACCGACCTGCCTCCAGGGGCCGTCAAGTGGCTGCCATCTGATGACCCAGACACCAACGCCTTCTCTGTTCCCCGCCGCGTTCGCGGCTTCCGCAAGGTGACCTTCTCATGAAAGCCTTCATCGACGCCGAGGTCTTCCTCTACCGCTGCGCTGCTGCCGCTGAATACGAGGCCGAGCTGCAGCCGGATGTGTGGACCTACCTCTGCCGCATCACTGATGCCAAGACCGCCTTTGAGGCTGAGGTGACAGCCATTGAGGCAACCCTTCCTGACGCGGAGATCCACCTCTGCTTTGGCGACCGCACCAACTACCGCTATGCGGTCTACCCCGACTACAAGTCCAACCGCCGCAAGACCCGCAGGCCCGCTGGCTATGGGGCGCTCAGGCCCTGGTGTGAATCCATCTGGCCCAGCCACTTCATCGCCAACGTGGAAGGCGACGATGTGCTGGCCCTGGTGGCTGAGCCCGGCGATGTGATCGTCTCAAGGGACAAGGACCTAAAGACTGTCCCCGGCCTGCACCTGCAGGGCACCGAGATCAGTGAGGTCACCCTGGCCCAGGCCAACCTGGCCTTCTACAGCCAGGTGCTCACCGGGGATGCAGCTGATGGCTACCCCGGCTGCAAGGGCTATGGGCCTGTTGCCGCCTCCAAGGCATTGGCCGAGTGCCAAACCGAGGAGGAGATGTGGCTAGCCGTCCAGAAGGCTTACCTCAAGGCAGGCCATGCCCCTGCCTTCGCGGTGCAGATGGCCCGCTGTGCTCGCATCCTCCGGCCAGGGGAATACGAGCACAGCAAACAGCGACCAAAGCTCTGGTCACCCCCGCTGTAGAGCCAGCCTCAACGCTTGGCCAAAGGCCCGACGATCCCAGCAAGGATTTCGATAGCCCGGTAGACCTTCACCACCAGGCGCCGGGCATTGCTCAGGGCCTCGTCATCCTTGGGCGTGGGGGTCAAGTTGACGATCACCAGGGCGGCGCCGTGCAGCGCAACCACCAGGGCAACGTATTCAGCAAAGCGGTCCATGGTTCAGAAGCAGTTGCCCCACGCTACGGGGGTGGAGGGCATTGGCAAGTCAGTGCCTGCGCTCCATCACCCGAATGCGCTCTTCATGGTCCTGGAGCATGACCTGCATGGCACCCAGGATCGTGGTGGTCTTGGCCTCAAACTTGCCTAGGCCACCGGCAATTTTCCAAAGGGCAGAGACCCCGGCTCCGCCGAGGCCAATGACGGCAACGAGGGTGGCTGGGTCCACGGACAACAGATCTACACCCTCGCAGAGTAGCGCTTGTCGTGGGCCCCGCCAGCTTGCTTCAGGCAGCGGCAACCGTGGCCCAGGGAACGCCAGCAGCCTTGCTGGGAGCACGTTGCTCGTCGAGCTGTTTCTGGAGTGCCTCGCAGACTTCGGTGACCTTTTCCTCGCCCAAGGCTTCAAGGATCCAACCGACGACAGTGCCCTCCGTCAGATCAGCAAAGGGAATCAATTCGCCTTCAGGACGCTCAAAGCCGAGGGAGCCATAGGCCCCGGCGGAATAGGTGTCGTCTTTGGCGTTGACGGTGTAGTGTGCGGTGAATACGAACCCGTCAGCGGTTTCGCGCTCAAGGTTGGCAATGGACCAGGTGAA